GACACTCTCCGGGTTGGCGCTGGTGTTGGTCCACAGGCGCGAATCGGCCAGGATCCGCTCCAGGGAATTGCTGTAAGCCGTGGCCGCGCTGGATGCCAGGCCGGCGGCGGCGGGGAACAGGTAGCGGCCCGACGCCAGATACTCGCGGCTCGAGCCATCCGGGCGGTCCCCCCCGAAATCCAGCCAGCCCGCGTACGGCACCGCCTTAGAACCCATTCGGACGTTTCCCCCCGTTCGGGTCCCGGAGGTGCGCACCGTCCCGGCCAGACGCCCACTCTGGTGGGGCACGCTGGCCCGCACCCGGGCGGCCACCGGCTCGACCGCCGATTTCCCGGCCGCCACTATGGCGGCGTACAGCGGGCTCTTGACGTCGTCGGTCATCTTGTTGAGGTCCCGGCGGAGGGCTTTCATGCCCACCACCTGCACCTGCGCCTGCTGGGCCACTACGGCCCCGGGGTTATGGTCCTCGAGGGCGCCCCGGTCATGATCCAGTCAATGTCCACCTCAGAGGGCGAGCCGGCGTCACCACCGAAAACGGTGTAAGGCTGAGGGATCATCGAGCCGGAGAATTCCGGGTTGGTGTCCGAGATCGGCCGGCTGGCCCAGGGCCGCACCGAGAACGTGCATTCGGTGCCCGCCGACTGGTAGGCGGTCAGGGCCGAGTCCAGGGCGTCATCCACCCCGCCGGTGCCGAAGGACTGCACGAACTTGGCCTTGAAATGCCATTTCACCGGCCCCGGGTAGTCCTCCACCCCGCAGAACGTTGTTACCTCAATTGGCTTGTTCTCAGGCTCGAGGGTCACCGATTCACACAGGCATTTCAGGTTGATGTCGTTCACCTCGACGTAGGTGTCGGTCATCATCACCTTTTCGGGGGGCACTTCGGGCACGTCGGCGCGGGGCAGAACATCGGTCATGGCTGGTTACCTCCTATAGGTCGATGCGGATGGCCAGGTCAGCGGCCCGGAACGGGGCGCCGCCTATCTGCAGCGGCCGCCAGTTGCGGTACTCGGTCACCACCGATGTGAGCACCACCCCGCCCAGGGTGGGGTCGGCCAGGATGGCTCGGTCGGCGACGTCGAGCAGGGCGTCCAGGTCGTCGGAGAGCTCCAGGGCGCACACGTCGGTTACAACGAATTCGGTCTGGTCCACGCCCATGCCGGCGGTCCGTTTGCCGACCGTGGCCGGGTCGGTGCACACCAGGGCCGGGGCGTTGAGCGTTTCGGGCGGCCGCTCGAAACAGGACACCGGGGGCACCTGGTCGGCGGTGGCGGCGGTGAACATGGCGGCCAGGGCGGTCGCCACCGGGGCCCGCTGCCAGGTCATCCGAACACCAGCGGCGCCTTACGGGCGTAGAGGGCCTCTATGTCGGGGTCGACGCGGCCTACCCGGATGGCGCCCATGTCGCCGAAGCCGATGGTGCCGTCCACGGTGTCGCGGCGGCGGTACAGGCGCGCCGAGTGCATCAGGGCGGCCTGGTGGGCCGAGTCGGGCAGGTCGGTGGCATCAGCCGCATAACGCGGGGTGTAGGTCGCCGCGCCCGTGTCCGGGTCATAGGTGATCGTGAACCCCATGCGGCCGATGCCGTAGTCGGTGGCGGCGGCCAACGCCGTCTGGATGATTCCGTCCTGATCCGGGTCCGGTTGGAGCCGGAGAAAGGTACGAACCTCCTTGAGCGTCGGCCAGGCCGCCACCGTTACTAGCTCTTCTTGCTCGAGCTGCTCGAGCTGCTCGAGGTGCTGGCGCTATCGGCGGGCTCCCCATCGGCGTCCAGCTCGGCGGCGGTGGGCAGGGTGCCGGCGATGGTGGCGGGCACGAAGGCGCCACCGGCCAGGCTGCCCCAGGCCACATATCCGCCATAGGCCACCTGCACACCCAGCAGCGACGGTTCCACCGTCGACAGCAGCCCGATGACCTCCTCGTACACCTCGAAAAGGCTGGAGGGGCCCACGATCAGGGTGCCGGCCGCGAAGGTGGGCACCACTATGCGGGGCAGCCCGAACAGGTCACCGGCGAACATGCCCAGCTGCGAGGTGCCCGGCGCCCCCATCTCCCGGGTGGTGTCCACCGGCAGGACCACGCGGCTGGTGTCCACCAGGCTGCCCAGGGCGGCCCAGACATCCAGGCTGCACCAGATCCGATCCGGCATCCGCTGGCCACCCTGATAGGAGTGCATGGCCATGGTGTAAAGCCCAGTAGCCCATTCGGCCAGGGTGATGGCCTGGCTGGCGGTCCCGATGGGCACCGCGGTGGCGGTGGCGGCCGCCTTGAAAGCGGCGGCGGCGGCGGTTTCGGTGGCCAGGGCGTACTGCTCGGCCAGGTCCCTCACGATGATGTCCCAGGCGGCCGGGCTGGTCCAATCGATGGACTGGCGCGAAACGTCCACGGTGCCGCCATAGGTCTGCTTGGTGAACGGCACCTGATTGATGACCATGGCCCGCGATGGCAGCTGCGTTTTCTCCGCGGTCTGGACGCCCACCTGGGTATGGGTGGCCACTTTCGGGCGGGTGAAAGAGGTGCCGGGGATGTTGGCCAGGGCCCGGGCGCCGCCCAGGCTGGTGATCAGGGGCCGCAGGGGATCGATCAGTGATACAACCGCCCCCACGATCGGCTGGGGCAGGATGCCGGGCAGGCCGGTGGTGGTCTGATCGGCTACTGCCCGGGACTGCAGGCGGGCCACCGCCTCGCGGTCAGGGACAGGCGGCACCCCGGCCTGGCGGGCTTGCGGGTATCCGCTGGCCAGCACCAGGTCCGTGATGAATTCACCGACTGAGCGGTACTGATAGCCGCGGTCCAGGGCGTCCGCCCGGCGCGGCTCGGCCGGCACCGTATTGGGTCGCGCCGGCGGCAGGGCCGGCAGGGCGTCCCCGGTGGCGGCCCGCAGGCGCTCTATCTCCTCGAGCGGTTTGATCTGGGCGTCGAGCTCGGCGATGCGCTGGCGGGTGGCCTCCAGAAGTGACCGCTCGGCGTCCACCAGGTCCCGCTCCTCGCCCACCTGGCTGAGCACCGAGTCAATGGCGGCGAGCTGTTCGGCGCGCTGCTCGCGCAGGCGCTGCAAAACGATGTTCACGGCATCCTCCCTGAGATCCGTACGTGATTACGGGCAGCCCGCCGGGCTTTCCGACAGGCTCCCGGGCGGGACCGGCGAGGGGCGGGGCACGAGGCGGGCCGGGTCGCGGGCGGGGCCGGAGCGGGGTCGGCTGCGTGGGGTGGCTATCTGGTGCGGGATGCTAGCGCCTGGGGGCCCCCGAAAATGATGATGCCCGTTGCACCGGCCCGGCCGTCCCCGGCCGCCTCGAGGGCCCACACCTCATCGGCGGGATAACCGCCATCGCGCTGGGCGATCAGCGAGGCACGGGTTCCGGCCGCCCCCACCGGGGCCACCGCCGGGCCCACCGTCACTGACGCGGTCTGGCCGGGCTCCAGGTTCACCTGGGCGGCGCGCGGGCCCGCCACCCCCTGAGCGGGCGGCACCGCGGCCAGCCACAGGACCACGATGTGCGGATTGGCGCCCCGGTTGGCCACCGTGGCCTCAGCCAGAGCCAGATAGTTGCCGGCCGGCACATCCACCCCCACTATCTCAGTGATGAACCCCTGGCCCGAGAGCAGCACATCACCTTCATAGGGCAGCTCGGCGGCGTAAATGTCCTGCAGGACAGGTTCCCCCGGATCGCCCTTGTCGCCCTTCTCACCGCGCTCCCCCGGATCGCCCTTGTCGCCCTTGTCGCCCTTCTCTCCCGGCGGTCCGGGCCGTCCGGGCGTACCCGCAGCGCCACCCCAGGGCCAGGCCAGGGGCTGGCCCAGGTTGATCCCCCCATACCCGTAGGGGCGGGGCATCAGCCCGGGGGGCGCAGCTCGTCAGCGATGGCCCGCCAGCGGTCCACCTCCCGGGCTCGAGGCGCCGGCGGCCGGGCCCTCGTGCGCACCATGGTGACCGCGGCGTCCGCGAAAGCCGGCGTGGGCGTCAGGGACACCTCCACCAGGCGCGATTCCACCCGGGTCACCCGGGCCCGCTGGTCGGGCCCGCCGGTGGGGTCGAAATCGTCGGGCCATTCCCATATGGGGGTGGCGGCATCCTGGAAACCGACAGACATACCCGTCAGGTCACCACCCTCGGCCATCTGGGCGGCCCGCTGCGCCTCCGGGCTGTCATTCAGCGCCCATACGCCGTGCAGGCCGTCGTCAGGGTGCTGCCATTGCTCGGCGTGCCCGATCGGGAAGCTGCGAGCGTCATGGAACAGGAGCAGCGGCAGTTTCACCCCGCTGCGGCCGTTGGTGGAGCGCTTGAACGATCCGTAACGGTGCTGCTCACGGAACCAGGACACATCCCCCCAGACGTCATAGGGCACGGCGCGGCCCTCCAGGTACTTGTAGGGCCGGCCCACCGCCTGAAATTCCATGCGGGTCTCGTAGAACCGTCGCTCGTCAACGTCAGTCATTAGCGCCTCCTTGCTCATCGGGCTCCGGGGCCGGCGCCGGCGTGGGACCGCCAGGAACCGCCGGCGCCGGAGCCACCTCGGCCGGTTCGTTGTCCACCGCGGCGAGCGGCACCCCCTGCAGCATCTGCCAGGCCGCCGCCGGGCTGGTGATCCCGGAGGTGGTGAGCAGCTGCAGGGCCTGGGCGGTGGTGGGCAGGTCCTCGGCCAGCAGTTTGTTACGGTCGAAACGGATCTGCTGGCCGCGCGGCACCCAGGCGGCCGACCACACCTGTTCGAAATCGGCCAGTACAGGCTCGATGGAGGTGCGCAGGATCTGCTGGTATTGCGGCGCCGCCGTTTTGTAGGTCATCCCCTGCACCGCGGCGCCCAGCCAGTAGCTGTCCAGGTTGAAAATGTTGGCTATGTCGGTGAGGGTCATTTTGCGGGCCTCGATCAGCTGAGTGTCCGCCGGAGACCAGGCCAGCGGGATCACCTGGGTGCCGTTGGGCAGGATGGCGGGATCGCGCGAGGGCCCCGCAAATTTGTTCAGCCAGTTCTCTTTCGCCTCGTCGGCGACGTCCTGGGTGAGGGTGGCCTGCGGGGTGACTATGGCCACCGATGGGACGGCGCCGCCGGCCAGGGCGGACCGCTCGTACTCCTCCTCCATGGCGGCCCGGTCCAGGGACGGTAGGAATTCTTCCACCACCCCCACCCCCCGGATCGGGTACATGCGATCGATGCCTCGGGCCACATGGATCACGTTGGAGGGGTCGAGGATCTGGCCCATGAACGTGTACAGGGGCTGGCCTGGCAGCTCGGTCACCATGGTGATGTACACCCAGTTAATGGGCAGGTACTGGATGGCCAGCGGCCAGCCGTCCGAACCCCGGGCGGTCACATATGACACCGCGTTACCGCTCAGTAGGTAGTCCTCGATGTGGCATTGCACGAACCTCGAGCGGGGCCATACCTGGCGGGGGTCGGGGCTTTCGATCAGCGGCGGGCGGGGCTCGATCACCTCGGTGCCGCGGTACACATCGATCGACATTTGCTTGCACATGCCGGCATACAGCTGGATGGCCCGGGCCACCGCAGGCACCCGGCGCGCCGAAAGGGCGTCGTACACGTAAGGGGTGGGCATCCCGAAACCGGGCCAGGACATGCCGGCCCGGGTGACGGGCAGACCGCCCGACCCGTAAGGGATCGGAGCGGGCGCCACCATCACCATCGGCCCGCGAGCGTAACTGGCGCCCGCCCGAGATGACAGGGATGTGATTTAGAAGATCCGGAAGGCGCCGATGTCGGCGGGGGCGTGGTCCCAGCCCCATAGGGCGACGGTGGCGGCGGTGAGGGGGCTGATGCTGACCGAGGATTGGCGCCGGCCCCAGGCCCAGGCGTCGCCGAGGGAGCGCCGGGCGGCGGCGGCGGCGGCGTTGTCGAGGGCCGTGTGGGGCCGCACCTTCAGGGCGCCTTGCTCGAGGAGGAGGCTTTCGAGCAGGCCGGCGCAGGCCGCCGCGTAGTCGCGGGCTTTGAGGGGCATCAGATCGATGCCGGCCCGGGTGAGCACGTCGGCGACGTCGAGGGCGGGCCCGGCGGCGTCGTAGGCGACCGTGCGGGGCTGCCACCGTTCGACCAGGTCGCCGATGCGTTCGGGCAGCCAGCCCACCCCGTCGCGCACGTCGGCCACCTCGATGTGCCCGCCGCCGGTAGGGTCGCGCCAGGCGGCCACGATGGAGGCGTCAGAACGGTCCACGGCCACGTCGAAGCCGAGGGCCAGGCCGCCCGGCTCGGGGAGCTGGGCGTCGGGGTCGGCGGCGCGCCGCCATGCCTCGAGGGGGATGACCCGGGCCACCGTGGACACCCAGCGGTTGCCGTAGGCCCGGGCGAACTCGTCGGGGCCGAGCATGTCCAGGGCGGCGTTAAGGGCCTCGTCGCCGATGGTGCGCCCGTAGGCGGGATGGTAGGCCGGCCAGCTGGTCGAGTCGGTGGGGTCGAGGCCGTCCGGGCACGACCACTCGAAGTAGGCCACCCCCGATGTGCGCCCGGCCAGCACGGCGGCGCGGCCCTGCTCTATCGAGCCCAGCCACCACACCGAGGTGGCGTCACCGGCGGTGGACACTTTCCACACCTGGGCGTTGGGTTTGGTGGCCTGGGTGGGGACGATGGCCTGGTCGAGCTGCTGGCCCTTGATCAGATCGAACGCCCAGCACTCATCGACCACCACCAGGTCCGACGTTTTGCCGTGCAGGCCGGCCGGGTTGGGTGGAAAGGGCAGCACCAAGCCAGCGCTGGCTTTCCACATGATGTGCTCGGATCCGGCCATCTGGCGCAGCTTCACCACCCCGGCCCCGAAGGGCGACACCAGCGGCCAATGCTCGTTGATCAGCCACCACACCGCGTCCTTCTGGGTTTGCATGGTGTACCAGCACCGGCCCCGCAAGGTGACCAGAGCCCGGTGGTCCATGACGGTGGCGAACAGGACCGTCTTGCCGGACTGGCGGGGCACGGTGACCAGCACCAGCTTGTAGACGAAACGGCCATCGGGGTCGACCTCCAGGCCCACGTCGAGCACGTAACGCTGCCAGGGCATGGGCGCCCGGCCCATGGCGGTGGCCAGTTTCGCCACCGCCGGCCCGTAGGTGGCCCGCTCAGGGCTGCGGGGTGTCGCTAGCGCCGGCGGTGGGTTTAGATAGCTCGGCCAGGAGGGCTGAGAAAGCGTCGACCGGCTGGGCTGCGCCACTGGTCAGCCCGCACGCTTGGCGCAGCTCCAGATAGACCGCATTGGCCCGGGTGACCCGGTCGGAGTCGCCATCGCGTTCGGCCGTGTCGATGGCCCGGGCCTGGGCTCGAAGAGCGGCCCGCTCGGCGGTCTTGATGTCGGGCCGTTCTCGGAGCTCCAGGTCCAGGCCGACCTCGATCCGCCGCTTTCGGGCTCGATCACGTGCCATCGGTCCGCAAAAGAAAAAATTGGCAGTTGGTACGGGATGCGAGGGCGATCCGCTGAGAAAAACCGACCCCCCGCCTAGAAACGGGTGGCATCGTCGCGCCCCCCCGCCCCACCGGTACCCATACGGTCCTGCCGTCTAGATCTCTGCGTCCCCCTGTCAGTCGTCCATCCCCCCGTCGT